AGAGATTTAAAAAGATATATTTACTTTGAGCAATCGTTCACAAACTATCATACTAGATTTACTATCTGCTTTCCTTTAGCTGATAAGATTATATTTAAAAGTGTAGATCAAATATTAAAGTTACTGCCAAAGTCGCAATTAAAATGCTTTCCAAATGATAATATAGAATACTTTGAAGTACAGTTAAATTAGTGAATAGTATTTGAGATATCATCATAGTAGTCAAACCAATTACAATCTTCTATCTCCCACTCTACTCCAGTTATTCTTAGTTTCTTTACTTGCTTTAATTGTGATAAAAAAGAACTAGAATTTACAAAGTTTTCATTATCAAAGAATCTGCAACAAACAATATCTTCTTTTATATTATCTGAGTTTACCTTCACGTATGAAATAGAATACGTTACTAGGTAGAAGTTCATTTTTTAGTAAACGCATCAATAGAAGGTTTAAGTCCATAAATCGCCCCAAATATTCCAACGATTAACCATTGATACCAAGAAGGAAACTTACCAAAATAATCAAAGAATAAATCTAGTTTAGTTTTAATATTAATATCATCACTAATTACTGCATAAGATAAAACAATAATTGGAATACAAACAACAATTAAAACAAATTCATCTTTCCATGATTTGTCTTGTTGATCTGCAACGTCTCTTTGATATTCAATTTCACCTTTAGCCATACGTTCATAGTATCGCTTCTCAGCTTCAGATTCTAAAAGTTCTGATTGTTTATGGTTCTTGTAAATCTCAGCACCAGTTTTAAAAATAGTTGGGATAAGATTCCACCACATACTAGTCTAATGCACAGATTGAAATAACAGCACTTCCGCCCCCATGATGGATAAAAGCTATTTTTTCGCCACTCTTAAAAGAGAATACTTCAGCACCTACAACTAAGACATCTTCTGTTGTTGCAGTAGGGTTTGTTCCAAACTTTACGTGGGTTGCACCAGTTACAGATATTCTTACTAATCCTGATTGAGTTATGATAGCTGATGATTGAGCAGATGTATTTCCGACAGTATGACTTTCAGGTGTAAAATCTGGGTCTATTGTAGTTACTATATAATTTGACATATCGTTCTCTAAATGTTCTAAATTTTCCTATTTAAACCCTTAAAATACCCCTAAATTTTAATGAGATAGAAGTTTTTAAGCTAGTTCCCATAATAAAGCCACTATGCTTTAAAATGCGTTTAAATCGGTTTAAATGATATTATCTACTTTTAGTTGAATCTATTAGTAGTTCTATGTAGTGTTTTGCCTTTTCCAAGTCTTGAACACCACCCTTCTCTTTAAAACGTAAAATATACTTTATGATATTTCCTTCTACAAATCCAATATTATTTTTTATGATAAATTCTACTGGTTGGATTTTGTAATTCTTATAGTGGTTTCCACCTACCTGCTTCTTATAAGACTTCATAGACTGTTCTTCCATTAGCTTTGTATGCTCTTAAATACATTTTACGATTACCAGATTTGTTGTATGAGATATGAACCCACCCAGAATTTATTTCTTCTGGTTTCCAAAACTCTAAAATACATTGGTCAAATTCTAAATGATTAACTACCCAGTCAGCAAGTTCCTTATTAGGCACTCCTAAGACTTCGCAATCAACTGCGATTCCTGAAGTGTGTTGGCTTCTCTCAGATGAACCTATTGCTTTGCATAAAGCAGGAGAACGATAACCTGAAGTTATTTTAATGTCGCCAAAATGATTTACTATTGGAGTAATTACTTCGTAGATTAATGTTTGTAAGTTAATTAGGATTTGATCTGTTGGAGTATTATCTATTCCAAGTCTTGTAGCTGTCTCAGAAAACAGTAATTCTTTTAAACTAACTTCCCTACCCATTTTCCTTCTTTGTTTAAAACCATTGGCATTAGTCTTGGAGTAGAATCTACAATCATTCCACAACCCATAATAAATTTTGTTTTAAAATTCTTTGAGTAAGTAAAAGCCATATTAGTTTGTTGTATCAAGCAACCAACTTGCATAGCAAAGAATAGTGCATCAGGATTAGCCCAGTATTCAATCTTAAACTTAGAATGAAAATGTCCTTGCACACAACTCATTCCATTAATCTGAGATACTTTAGTCACATCAGCAGATATTCCATGAGTAAAGAAACATCTTTGTTTATTAGGAAGTGTTAATGTTAAATTATCTACCCAGTTCCATTTTTTAACATTTAAAAACTCGTTATATTCTTTTAGGTAACCTCTAGGTATTCCTGATTTAATTGCTCTACGATAAACTAAGCTAGAATGATTTGAGTCTAACAAAGTCATCTCAGGAAATATTGATTCTAATTCTTTTATAAAATCTTTTGCTCTTACAAGTTCATGTCCAGCAGAAGCTAGATCAGGGTTATGATCGTGAAATGAAAGTGCGTGGCAATCAATCTCATCACCTATGTTTACAATCGTATCTGGTTTATATTGTTTTTTAATTTCTTTTAAGAACTCAAATGAATCTTCTCTATGATATGGAATATGTAAATCAGAAATAACTAAGATTCTTTTATTCATAAACTAACTAGTAGTTGTATTCGTATTAATTGGCAATACTTACTTGTTTAATGTGATAATAACCAACGCAAGACTCAAAGCCCCAAGCCCAGCTAAAATAGACCAAAAAAGAGTCTCCATTTTCTTTTCTAATTTATAGACAGAAGTACCTAGTACTTTAACTTCTCGTTTTATTCCAGTTATATGTCCTCTTAGACTGATTAATTCTTCGTTGGTAGTTCTTGGCATAGTTATCTAAGCATTTGCAACTAGATAGTAAGCAACAACTACCAATCCAAAGTTTGTAAATGCACATTAAATTTTTGTGCATACATATCAAATTAGTTTGTCAAAATAAAGTTATTTATTTTTTTGTGTAAAACTGTTCCATAGTCTTAGCATAATCTTTCCAAAATGTTTTAATATCTTCAAAAGCATCTGCGTAGAACTTAGTCCAATAATCTTTAAATGATTTATAATCAAGCATTGAGTTCTCCTTTTAGTAAAAGTTATTTTCTTCAGTCGTATATATCATTGACGATATATAATTGTGCAACGCACAAAAATCAAGATTACTTTATATTAAAATGTTCTTTAATTGACTCAATAACGTATTTTGCGATTTCATACTTCCACTCGCAATATAAACCTAAAATCAACCCAATAAAAAATAATGTCATTTTATAGTCTTACCATAAGTTAAATTTATTTAAACTGTTTTCCTGTTACCCAAGTTACTAATGAATTTCTTTCCCCTTTAGTTACTGGCATAACTTCGTGTAATACATAAGATGGAAATATAATTAATGTTCCTTGTGTTTTGTCCATAAGAGTTCCTTTATCATCATCATATAAATAAAGTTCGCCCCCTTCATATTCTTCAGGATTTGTAAGTTGAATAGATATAGATAATTTTCTAACTGGTATATTCATTCCTCTATCAACGTGCTTACCATATTTACCAGATGGTGATTCATAATTGGTAAATTGAAATCCCTCATTTATTCCAAATAAATCAAACTTAAAAAATCTTTCATTAAGATTTAATGTTATATCAGTTACTCTACGAAATACCCAATCCATACCATCAGCAGGATATAACCAAGATATTTTAGAATCTCTTACATCAGATTCTCCTTTAGTCTTTCCTTTAATTAAACCTTTATCTTTTGCTATATTAATTATTGTTTGGCATTCTTCTTTTGAAAATGCGTTATTCCAAAATGCGTAAAGATTAATTTGATCTAATTCAAAATTCCAAGATGAATTTTGAAATTTAGGTTCTTTAAGTTTTATTACTTCTGACATTATCCTTCCTTCCTTTTTTATTCTTTAAAGTTTATTTCCCAATTTATAATAGATTCATTCCAAGAATAATACTGATTTTCTTCTAATTCTGTTGTTGGTTTAGCAACTGGTGCTTCCCATCTACAAGTATTTTCGTTTAATATCCAACTAGGAAAATTTGGTTTAGGTGCTATAAAAGCATCTCTTGTTTGATCGTAGTAATCTCCTAT